TTTAAACAAAGCAAGTGGAGGTGAACTATGGAAGAGCGCGTAACGAGGACCAACCCATACTCTGGTGAGTCAGCTGAGTTAACCCTAGAACAAGCTAGGCTACATGATGAGATTAAGACAGCTGAACTTAACGAAGACTACGACACTGTTCGTAAAGGATTAAGTAAGTTTATGAAACTCAATCCTTCTGCCTACATGACTCTACTAGACTGATAGAGGTACCAGACGCGAGTCAGTTTTTGGCTCGCGTCTTTCTACTAAAATATATTTATATAAAAGGGGTCCCGAGCCTGGCCCTTTATGCCTTGTTTTATACATAGATATGGGTTAAATTCATTTGAGGTTCCAAAATTAAACCAAAAAAATTTTGCAAAAAAAATTTTCAAAATGAAAGTTGATTTAGAAAAAATAAAAAATTTACCACCTGACGTGAAGAAAGACTTCATGAAGATGTATTTACGTCTTGCTGATAAGAAAAAGGAACATCAAATTCAAAATGATTTTATGAGTTTTGTAAAACACGTTTGGCCAGAATTTATTGAAGGTCAGCATCATAAAATCATCGCAGAAAAATTTAATAAAATTTCTAGAGGTGAATTAAAAAGAATTATTATTAACATGCCACCCCGTCATACTAAATCTGAATTTAGTTCTTTCATGTTACCTGCTTGGATGATTGGAAGAAACCCAAAACTTAAAATCATTCAATCAACACATACCACAGAACTTGCTGTAAGATTTGGTCGTAAAGCTAAAACACTGATGGACACCGATGAATACACTTCAATATTTAAAACAAGATTAAGACAAGATTCACAAGCGGCAGGTAAATGGGAAACTCAACAAGGCGGCGAGTATTACGCAGCAGGTGTTGGATCTGCGATTACAGGAAGAGGCGCAGACCTTTTAATTATTGATGACCCACATTCGGAGCAAGATGCCATGAATGCCGATGCATTAGAACGTGCTTATGAATGGTATACATCAGGACCCCGTCAGCGTTTACAACCGGGTGGTACTATTGTTTTAGTTATGACACGTTGGTCTACAAAAGATCTAACCGGTAAATTATTAAAAGCATCATCAGAACCTAAAGCTGATCAATGGGAAGTGATAGAGTTTCCTGCGATCATGCCATCAGGTGAACCGGTTTGGCCAGAGTTTTGGAACAAGGATGAATTGCTTGGAGTCAAAGCATCTTTGAGTCTTGGTAAATGGAATGCACAGTGGATGCAAAACCCAACATCAGAAGAAGGATCTTTAATCAAAAGAGAATGGTGGCAGAACTGGGAATCAGATAACATTCCAAATTTAACACATGTCATACAATCTTACGATACCGCTTTTATGAAAAAAGAAACTGCAGACTACAGTGCGATTACCACATGGGGTGTATTTTATGATGACCGATATAACGGACCCCAACTTATGTTATTAGATGCTATTAAAGATCGATACGAGTTTCCTGAACTTAGACGTGTTGCAAAAGAACAATATGATTATTGGCAACCCGAAACTGTTATTATTGAATCAAAAGCATCAGGATTACCTTTAACATACGAATTACGCCAGATGGGAATTCCAGTTGTAAACTTTACACCGAGCAAAGGAAATGATAAACATACACGTGTTAACTCAGTTGCACCTCTGTTTGAAAGTGGATGCATATGGGCGCCCACCGAAAAAGCGTTCGCACAAGAGGTCATTGAGGAATGTGCAGCTTTTCCGTATGGAGACTACGATGATCTCGTGGATTCTACTACGCAAGCTATAATGCGTTTTAGACAAGGAGGCTTTCTTGAACACCCTGAAGACTATGTTGAAGAAACTGTTGAATCTACACCGAAAACGTACTATTAATCTAGTTTACATAAAACCTAGTATTAAGGGAAAGATTTTAAATGTCAGAAATTAAAAAAATGATGGTAGATGGTATTGCTCGAATGTTGAAAAACATTGGTGGTAATCCTGCTAGAGTCATAGGCACAAGGACTAATGTTGTTAGTCTTAAGACCCCACCTTTACTTACAGACATTATTGTTAAAAAAGGAACTCCCATTGATGAGAATTTTGTAAAGCAAGCTGAAGATGCTTTCGCAGCACTTGTTGGAAATAAAAATGCATCTGATGAACAGATTGAAACTTTATATGACAATTTAGAGTTTGCACAAAACATGAAAAATTCACCTGTGTATGTTGCTAATCAGGAAATGGATAATTTAATGAAAGATGCATACTATCAACTTGAGTCAGCAAAGAGCGCTGTCATGAATGACAAGTTAGATGATGCACGTGGAATTTTAAGATACGAAGTTGGGGAAAATTATAAATACCCAAGACCCGTAAGAGAAGCTGCGGAAGATGCACGGTACATGATTAAACGTGGCGAAGGAATTGATTGGAGAGAACAAGGTTATGAATCGATAGATGAAGCTAAAGAAGATTTGTTAAATAAGATACAAGAAGCTCAAAACAAAACATCAAAAGATTATTGGCCGGATGTTACAGATCCGTTTGAAGGTCAACCTAAAGAAATTCAATACTATGATTTTTATACAGACCTACCTGAGGATACAAGAAACCCAGCTGCAGATTTTACAGATATAAAAAATCTTTTTGGTGAATTTGCAAAAGGTGGAATTGTTAATGCAAGAAAAAATTTCTGGAGTGGAGGATCAGGCGACACGGGACCAGGAGGTGGACCAAGTGATACAGGTTCAGGTCACACAGGGGATTCAACTTCAAATGATAGTGACACAGGTGATCTTGGTTCTGAAGAAGCAAATAATCAAGCTTTAGGAGCAGCTATGGCTTCCATAGGTGGTATCGGATCATACGGCGACCCTACTCAAGGATACTATGGTTCTCGTTTTGGAAATTTTGCAAGAAATGTTCAAAACGCAATGTTTGCAAATCCTAGAACATCTCTTGCTGCTAATTCTATTTTAGGACCTATTGGTTCTCTATTATACGGTACAGCAAAAGCTTATGGTAAAACAGCTGAACCAGGTACACAGCCAACAAATGAAACTGAAGGTGATGGTAATAGTCAAACAATGAGTTCTATTGTACAAAATGCAATGGCTGATCCAATTGGAATTTCTAATGCAGCGAACGCTCAAATCGTTGACGACTATTATGATGTTTACAGTTCTTTACTTAGACCTCAAGCAGCGAACGGAGGGATTATGACAATACGTGAAGAAAAAGGTATGGGAGGTTTACTTAGAAAATTTATAGATAGTCCTCAATTTCAAGAAGTTTTTTCACAAATACCACAAGAAAACAGACAGGATATGGCAAGAGCAGTCCCAATGTTTAATTCATTATTTTCTAAAAGTGGAGTTGCTTATCCGATAAGTCCTGTAAACAATTCACCATTAAATAATATACAAAGCATGTTTGCAAATTATTTTGGTCGATTAAATCCAGACATGTCTGAACAAGAAGTTGAAAATATTGCAAGAGAAAAAGCAGCGAACGGAGGGATTATGACAACTCGAGAAGCATTCAAATCAAAAGGGATGTCAATGAAAGCCATGATTGATTGGCTCGTTGATAAATCAAAAACAAAATTTTCAAGACAACTATTAGATAAAGTTGCAAAACAAGATAATGGTCCACAATTGATTACAGATCTATTTGCACAAGAAATACAAAAAACAAAAGGTGTAACAACGACAGTAGGTAAAGCACCTAAAACAGATGTTAAAAAGGTTAGAGCAAAAGCAGAGGCTGATAAAAGAATTACACAAGAACTTGCAGACGAAGGACAAATAGAAATAAACGAGGAAACTGCATCTGACATGGCAGAGTTTATGAAGAAAAATGATCCTGAAGGTTATGCTGCAATAACAAAAATTGTAGATGACATTAATAAAAAAAATGCACCTGAGCCCGATGATGATCCAGGAATGTTTGATAATCTTTTTGATAAAATGCAAAAACAAATGCAGGATTACATTCCAGGCGAAGAGCCTCTAACACCAGAAGTTAAAAAAGTTCCACGTAAAGATAATGCTAAAGGCG